GCCACTCTAATTCATGTTCATTTACATCAGAATCAAATTCACGTATATATTGATTATGAGCTAAATTTATTTCTTTATATGGATGATTATTAAACTCAATCATATAGTTTATATAATTTATCAGACTCGGTTAAACTAAAAATTATTTTTATATATACAAATATATAAAATACCCATCTTCACGGTTTTAAATTAACGTATCTTTTTTAAAATTAGATTTCCGAGTCTGTCAACAATTTTAATTCAAAAATTAAATTTAAAAGAGAAACATTATGCGACATATAACTCTTTTTTATTATTTTTTATAGCCCAATTAGCCACATCTAAAATAGAATAAAGTCTTTGTTTAATATCCGATTCACTCAATCCCATATTTATAATTCTAGCATTACCAGCTATTTTTTTAGAAAATTCATCATGAGGATTTTCAAAATCTTTTTGAGTGTCTTGTTCTACATCAGGTATAGAACTATCATGTTTTGAAATTGTATGTTTGGAAATCCAATCGGGATCATATTTTAAAACCGATTCTACTCTTCGTTTAAGTTCGTCGGCAGTAAAACTAAAACCGCTGTTGGTGTCATCATCAGGTTCAAATTGAAGTATGTTTTTATATATATGGTAAGCGTTTCGATTTGAAAAATTCACCTCGGGAGCTCCTGTATATTTGTGTTCATTTTTAACAATTGGAATTCTCACTACTTTATATTTGTAAGAGTTACTATCTTCCAATTTAAGTTTTCCATGTTCAATATTTAATTTTTTAAGTTCCGCCAATATTTCTCTCAACATTTTTTTGAGTGTTGAATTTGTATATCCACTATAATATAAATTCAACGTTCCAACGGAACTGTCTATATTGCTTTGGCCATCAACCACCAAAAGTTCGGTTGGGCGGTTTTTTCTAAAATAATTAATTTGATCCTCTGGCAAAGACTCTAAAATTTTATAAGCAATTCTTTGTAAATGAAAAGACAAATCCATCAAATTATCAAATCTTTGATAATTTGTGTCTTTAACATATAAAGTCATGCTTTCATTCAAAATTTTATTATTTAAAATATTTTTTAATTTAATCATATCACCAATACTTTCCTTTACCTTTGTTTCCCAAAGAACGAATTCTATGACTGCGACAACTCCAATATCCCGCTGTAGTTCTATCTTTTTTCTGACTGCACTTATGCCGAGCGGCAAAACTCTTTCTTCTTGCCGCGCTACGACCTCTAACTCTTAAATTAGGATCTCCGAAAGAAACTTTTACAATGTTTCCTTTTTTGTTTGTGACATATACCGAATATTTTTTTGGACCACCCGGAGTTCTAAACGGACGATTTAATTTAACTGTTCTTCCACGATGTTTTGCTTCCAACAACGTATCTTCTTCTTCTTCAATAGGAGCATCTAAATAAACTTCTCGACCTTCATAAATAGACATTTTACCCAAATCGCTCTCTACCAACTCAGCATCATCATCGTTTAATTCTATTTTATTATCAAAATATAATCTTCTGACTTCTTCTATTAGTTGAAAATATTTTTCACTATATGTCCTAAAAACATTTTCACTTAGAGATATTTTTTTATTTAAATGATATTGTAGTTCAACCGACACAATATCTTCACCTGTAAGTTTCATCGGCGCATGAAATAATAAATCATGTAAAATTTCTAAAAGTTTCATAAAATTATTTTATATCAACAAAATATGCACCGTTAATTACTTTAACTTTAATAGTTAAAGGTTGCCTTGTTAAATTAGAAATCACAAAGTTGGATTCTTCATTAGTTTTAGAATCGATCGCTACCAATGAAGCATTAACAGTATTAGGTCCAATCACGGTTAAATCAGATTTTTCATTTTCAACTAATTCACGCAATTTAATCATATAAATAAATAGTTTTAACAAATATAAAATATTGAATTTTATTAAGTTATCTATATCATCAAATTGATGGTAATTAATATAAAATGTGATCTATTAAAATGCGAAGTAGACGCAATCGGACATTGTGCAAATTGTTTTTGTACAATGGGCGGAGGAATTGCATTTCAATTAAAAAATAAAATGCCTGAAACATATGAGTCAGATTTAAAAACAATCGCGGGAAATAAAAATAAATTAGGAACGTTTTCTTTGGCCGAAATTAAGAAATTTAAAGAAAACTCTTCAATAAAATATGTATATAATTTATATGGCCAGTATTACTATGGATCTAACGAAAGAAATTTAAATTATGAAGCCATATATACTGCAATCGATTCTATGAAAAAAGATTGTATAGAAAAAAATATAAAAAAAGTTGGATTTCCAAAATACATGGGATGTGGATTAGCAGGAGGAAATTGGCAGATTGTATCCACAATGATTAATACAATTTACGATAAAACTCCAATAACCACATACATCTGCGAGTATACTGAATAATTTATGCCAACAATTTTAAATACAAAATCAATTTATTATAATGATTGCAATTTGATTGCACAACCTACACATCTGGACTTAAAAAGTCGTGCAGATATTCCTATGTCTTTAGATAGAATTTTTGTGTCCCCCATGTCAGCGGTAGTAGGGAAGTCTTTTATTAAAGAAGCTACTGACATTGGTTTATCGGTTGGAATTCATAGATTCTGCGATATTGTCACTCAAATAGAAATGGTCAAATGTTCGACGCATGATAATAAAAATACCTATGTAAGCATAGGTTTAAATGACTGGGACAGAGTTCATCTACTCAGAGATTATACCTACAATTGGATTATAGATTGTGCAAATGGATACATGTCTAAACAGATATTAGACGTTATATCAAAACTTAAATCAGAAGCATCAATCAGAAATTTGATCATAGGAAACATCCACTCAAAAGAAGGAATTAAAATTTATAACTCTCTCTTAAAAGAACAATTTAAAGTATATTTCAGAGTGGGAATTGCTTGCGGATCCGCTTGCAGCACTTCGGATGCAACCGGAGTGAATCGTGGACAAATAACTGAAATTATTGAATGTAAAGAATATATTGACAAACATAAAATTGACAATTTTTATTTGATAGCCGACGGTGGCATCAAGAATGGAAATTATGCTTCAAAAGCGTTTGGAGCTGGGGCTGATTATGTTATGATGGGCGGATTTTTTTCAAAAGCAACGGAAGCGGAAACCCATATTATAAAAGACGGAACTTATTGGGGCGGTGCTAGTAAAAAACAACAAGAACTATTTGGGGGAGTCAAACGTCATAGTGAGGGAAAGGTATATAAAATAGAAGACGACATTGTTCCTTTAAAAGAACTTGTAAAAGAATTGTGGGGTGGTATAAGTAGTTGTGTGAGCTACAGTGGATATAATACATTAGAGTCTTTTATAGGAAATGGGGTATTTGAAATAAAAGAAAACAGTCTACCTCCTAAATCAAGATGAACGATAAAATAATAGAAATTCTATTCAATCTTTGGAAGTATGATATTGAAGTCCTTTCCCAACCTTGGATGTATTATTGGTTGTGTATCCCAGCGCTGGTGTATTTAGCATTCTTTTTTATCAAGTGGTCTGTCTTAACCGTACCAATTTGGCTTCCAATCAGTATAATCATTAAAAGTTTTAGAAAATAAAAATTTATTTAATCAGAAATAAATAAGGAAAGTTTTTACACAAAAAAAGAAGAACCCTCCAAGAATTTCTTCAAGGAGGGTTCTTTTGAGTTTAATCAACTACGAATTAGACGTGGTTCAAGTCAGCAACCTGAATACGACCATAAAATTCCGGACGAACGACTTTCTTCGCATATCTTGTCATTACCCCACGGCGTGGCGTGAAGTTGACTGGATCATACACGAGTGGTGTCTGAACGAGAGGAATATATGGCGAATAGACTGCGCCAGTTTCGAGGAAGTTACTTCCACGGAATCCAACCAAGATTTGGTTTTCAACCATGTATGGGTTCTTGTAAACCTGGAAGCGACTTGCGAAGCTACCAACTTTGCTTACACCCATTGCGAACTTAGCACTATCACCATCGGTTGAAGCAACGAATCCAGGAATTGATTCGAGGACGGTTGCGACATCTGGAGAACAAACCAAGAAGTTAGCTCCACCACGGAGAGTCAACTGATGAATCTTGTTAGAGACACGTTGAATCTTGCTTCCGAGGGTCTGGAACCAAGAACTCTTGACATAGGCGGTTCTGTTTGGAGAACTGTCGTCAAGGCGAGTAAATGAAGCATTACCATCGCTATCGAGAGTTTTGGTAAACTCTACGCCAATTTTAGCACTCCAAGCTTCGGTGGTTGTTCCAGGAGCAGAAACCAACAGCATGTCGAGGATTTCGAGATCGATTTCCATAGAAACATACTCACTCAAGAGAGCAGTCAATTCTGCCTCAGCATCAATGCTGTGGTAGGCATTCAAGTCCTGAGCAAGCTCTGGAGTCCAGACTGCTTTTAACTTGCGGGTCTTAGCCACGATCGGTTCGCTCTTGAGTTCAAGGTTGACCTCAGGAATACCAACAGCTGTGGTGCTATCACCGGTGCTGTTTTTATCTTCAAAGTCACCACGAGTAGAATCTGTTGGCTGTTTGCTTCCAGAAATAGTTACGCTGTAAGCTCCAGCTGCGTGATCAATTACGCTGCTTAATCCCACTCCAGTAACTACATAATATGGAGATGTTGCAGAGCCAGTATTGTAAACTTTTGTGAACTGATCCAAAACTCCACAATCTACAGAAGCAGAGAAGAAGTTGAAACTTCTAATCGCGTTCAAATCTAAATTATCAGAGTTTGAAGCTAAGTTAATTGTGAATTTTTGATAAGTTCCGGCAGCAGCACTTGCGCTGAAGTCTGCATCAAAATTACAAGCTTCCCAGACAGTCAAACCTGATGTGGAGCCTGTATTTAATGTAGCTGCTACAGAAACAGGATTAATGGTGTATCCAAAACGACCGGCACCATACAAACCATTAACGGCACTGTCAGTAGAACCAAGTTTCTTTAAAGTTCCGCCGAATAGACTATCTCCACTCGTGACTCCTGATTTAGTATTACCATATTTGAAATCCAAGTAAAAGATAAGTCCACTTGGAAGATTCATTGGTTGAACGCTTACGAATTCCTTCGCAGCGATTTCAGCGAACACACGGCGAACGAGCGGAAGAGCTACGCCTGCCCACTGTTCACTGTTTGCGCTAGTTCCGGTTGAGGTAGCCTCTTTGATCAACTGCTGTGCTTGGTTCTCAAGCAATACAGACATTTGAGCCTTTTCGGTACCAGCCAACCCCTCGAGCAAGCCGGTTTTTTCCCACTTGCCTTGTAATCCACGAGTCTCCTCCAAGAGGCGGCTCATAGGATTCGTATTGTTAGTTAACAATTCTTTAATATCACTCATATTTTTGTTTTTGTTTTACTGTTTTTTACGCAAATTTTTTTATTTCTTAATTCCAGCGAGTTTTTGGAATCTCGAAACCTGTCCGTTAACCGACTCCGAAATGACAGATTTCTCTGCCTGAACGGGCTTGGTTGTTCCAGTTGTATTTGATGCGAAGCCTTCAGCAATCGGAGACTTCTTAGGAGCAGTCTTCACTTTGCTAAGATTCAATGCTTCAGACAAATTATTGTAGGTCAATTTGACTTCACGGACGGACTTGGTCAAATCAAACGCTTCAATAATCTTCATTTTTTGGTTGTTGTCTAATGCATGTGCTTTAAATAATTTATTGGTATAAAGCAATTTCGCATTCAACAAATTCACTTCATTTAACTGAGTTTTTAAAAACTCTACGGTTTTCAAAGCCTCATTTAATTCAGATTTAACGGCTTCTGAGGTTTTAGTATCATCGTCTTCATCGTGTTCTGTGTCTCCCTCTTTATTTAGTTCAGCGAGAAGTTCATCTAAATCAACCTCAGTCATACTGTCGTTTTCCTCAGTCATGCCGTCGTCTTCCTCAGTCATACTGTCGACGTCCATCTCATTTATTTCAGCGAGAAGTTCCTCTAAATCAACCTCATCCGAATCGTCGCTTTCAGAAACAGTCTTGGAATCAATAGCAGGAGCGGCAGCAGGATCGGCAGCAGGATCGGCAGCAGGAGCGGCAACAGCAGGAGCGACAACAGCAGGAGCGGCAGCAGGAGCGGCAGCAGCAGGATCGGCAACAGCAGGAGCGGCAGCAGCAGGAGCGGCAGCAGCAGGAGCGGCAGCAGCAGGAGCGGCAGCAGGATCGGCAGCAACAGGAGCGGCAGTAGGATCTGCAGCAACGGTAGCAGCAGGGGCGGCATTTTCATCTGCTTTCTCCACATCAAGCTCTTTTAACATTTCATCAACTTCTTCCGAAGTGATATTTTCAGTCGTATCATCAGAGGATTCTTCCAATTCGTTCTCATCAAGTTCTTCACGAAGTTTTTGCCCTAACATGGATTGTAATCTTGGAGTAAAGGCTTCTTCCAATGCGAGTTTTGCATTTGCAATGGCAGTTGCACGGACGGCCTTGGCGTCAGCAATTGCCTCTTTTAAGAGTTCACTTGTCATAATTTTAATTTATGTTTTTAATTTTTATGAAGTTATTGTTGAACTTCAATTGAAGTTAAATTTCATTCAACAATATATGAAGATATTGTATTTAAACAGGAACTACTGTAGACAATTTCTACTTAGTTTATTTAGGATGGTTCCACACCCATTG